AGTTCTATCAACCGCAATGACTACGCCCTCTTGTTTTGTAATTCCATCACCGGATGGCATTGAGTTAGACGACTGGCAGAAGTGGCTTTTGAGGCACATGCTGGAACGCTACCCAGCAACACATCCTAAGTACCCTAATCAACTGAGGTATCGTCAAATCGTAGTATCAATGGGTCGTCAAAATGGCAAAAGTTTACTAGGGGCGATTCTTGGCGTTTACGGTCTTCTACTTCACAATCAGGGAGCGCAGGTAATTAGCCTGGCATCATCCACTGACCAAGCCAGAATTATTTATTCAAGAGTTCTATTTACTATTCAGCAGAATGAGTGGCTGGCTAAACGGTTCAAGAAAGCAACTGAACAGCGAGGTATTCTTACCGCTGATGGCTCAGGTCGTTATGATGTCAAGGCTGCTAAAGAGTCTGCTCTTCAGGGAATCCCTATGAGTCTTTGTCTCTTTGATGAACTTCACCTTGCTAAACAGGGCATGTGGTCAGCAGCGGTTCTTGGAACTGCACAGCGTAAAGATGGCATGGTAATTGGAATTACAACTGCTGGAGACCAGTCAAGTGAAACGCTTATAGATCTCTACAAGTTAGGGACTGCTGCATCTCAGGGAGACCCAGACTTAGAGAGAATCGGGTTCTTCTGCTGGCAAGCCAATGATGGTGCAAAGGTGGATGAACCTCTGGCATTGAAGATGGCTAACCCTAGCATTGAGGCAGGTCGCTTAGACCTTGATACTGTTCTCTCTGACATCAGGAGCATTCCAGAGCATGAGGCTAGAAGATACCGTCTCAATCAGTTCATAGCTGGTACTGCTAACTCTTGGATAGCCTCAGACTTGTTTGCTAGAGCATCCGGTGATGGAATTACAAAACAAGAGGGCGTAGTCATTGCGGTTGATAGAACTAAGAACTGGGAGTTTGCAACTATTGCAGCTGCTCGTAAAACTGAGGATGGAACTTATGAAACTGAGTTGGTTGCTACTTACGCTGGTGCTACTGAGAGAGTTCTTTACAACAGAGTTAAGGAACTGTACTCCAGGGGAGGCATTTCGGCTATCGCTGTTGATGACCGTCAATTACCTAATCTTGCTAAACTCCTGAAACAAGAGGGGCTACCGGTCTGGCAGTTGTGGACTAAAGAAATTAGTTCGGCTTGCTCAACCGTCTATGCCATGTTCTCAACTGGGATAGTCAAGCATCGTAACGATCCATTACTTCAAGTTCAGTCCCCTAAGGGTATTGCTAAATACACTGGTGAGACTTGGCTGATTAGTCGTAAAGAATCTCTTGGAGATGTTGACGCTTTGATGGCTACCGTCATGGCATTGTATGTAAGTGCGACACACCAAGAAATAGGTTTGCAAGTTTTTTGACTTTTGTAATTTAGTGGTATACGTTCCTGAGAGATGGCAAATATATTTGACAGACTTTTGGGTAGAGAACGTGAAACTCGTTCTGCTACTCCAATTTGGCCTACCCGTTCTGATTACTCAGTTGGGGTAAACGAGGCTCTAACTCTGACTGCGGTTTACCGTTCAATTCAGATTATCGCTACTCCTATTAGCAAGATGCCGATGCAGACTTTCAGGTATGCGACTGGTATTGAGGTTCCAGTTGAGAATCCAATTCTTGTAAACAAGCCAAACTTCTTAGACACTAAGAGAGACTTCATTTTCCAGACTGTTGTCTCTATGGCTCTTGATGGCAACGCATTCTGGCTAAAGTCTTATGGATCTAACGGTCAGGTAAACAACCTCACACTTATTCCAGCTAATGCTGTGACTATTCGCCTGGTGAATGGTGTCAAGCACTATGACTACCAGTTGAATCAAGACACTCAGGTTCAGACCACAACTACTGACATTCAGCACCTAAAACTGTTTAGCAGAGTTGGCTATCTTCGTGGACTTGGTCCAATTGACTCCTGCAACAAAGACATCTCAGCTGCACTTGACCTAAGAAACTTCTCTGCCAACTGGTTCGGGCAAGCCGGCATTCCTACTGGAATCCTCAAAACAGACAAGCCTATTGGTGCAGAAGATGCTAACGAGATTACTGAGAGATGGCATGCCAAGCAGTCAGAACGTAAAGTTGCTGTTCTTGGTCAGGGCTTTGAATGGCAGACTGTCCAGCTGAACCCTAAAGATGCTCTTTTTACTGATGTTCAGGCTCAGACAACTCAGGCTATTGCTCGTTTATTTGGTATTCCAGCAAGACTGCTACTTACCGGTGTTGATGGATCATCAGACACTTACACAAACTTGATGGATGAGCAAAACACGTTCTACCGTCACACAATTATGAATTACACAGATGCCATCTCTGATGCTCTATCTGAATGTCTCCCAAGAGGCACAAGAGTTGAGTTCAACTTTGAAGGTCTTTTCAAAGCAGACATGGCAGGTCGTTTCAACATGTACGAGACAGCAATTCGTGCTGGCTTTATGACTACTGAAGAAGTAAGAAGAAAAGAGGGTCTGGAATGACCGAATTAGAAACTAGAAGTTTTGAGGTAAGACTTGAGGCTGACACTAGAGAAGTAGTTGGACTAGCTGTACCTTATGGGCAGACTGCTGACATTGGCGGTGTTTATCGTGAGGCTTTTGCTCCAGGTGCAATCCGTTCAGTTGAAGATGTCAAACTGTTCTGGCAACACTCAGAGCCTATTGGCAAGATTCTTGAGGGTAGAGACACTGATGCAGGTTTTGAGATTAGAGCCATGATCAGTTCAACTCCGAGAGGCGATGAGGCATACACGCTTTTGCGTGATGGCGTAATCAACAAGTTCTCAGTTGGCTTTGTGCCAGTTGAGCAGACCAGAGATGGCGACCTAGTCACTCGTACCCTAGTGGACTTGAAAGAAGTCTCACTCGTAAGTTTTCCAGCGTTCCAAGGGGCAGATGTCTCTGAGGTACGTCAGGAAGAAACAACCGTTACTGAAGTGGTAGCGGATTCAATCCGAACAAAGGAAACCATCATGTCTGAAAACATGGAAATGGATGTCCGAGCAGTTCAAGATGAAGTGGCTGAAATCCGCAGAGAACTTGACCTTGTAAAGACTCCAACAATCGCAATCTCTGCTGCTGAAACTAAGTTCCGCTCACAGGGTGAATACGCTAAGGCTCTAGTATCTGGAGATGCTGACGCTGTTGAACTGTTTAGAGCAACTTCTGCTGATGCAGCTCTTCGTCCAGCATTCGTTGGATACATCAACAACCTAATCAACTCAGGTCGTCCAACTCTAAACGCATTCCAGATCGCTGCACTACCAGCAACTGGTCTAACAATTGAGTACGCAAAGGTAAACACCAACACAATCGCAATTGGCAAGCAGACCACAGAGAACACCGCACTATCTACAGGTGACGTTGCTCTTTCAACTGTTTCAGTTGCTGTAAACACATACGGTGGCTACACAAACATCTCAAAGCAAGCTATTGAGCGCTCAACTGTAAACTACCTAGACGTAGCATTCCAGGCGATGTCTCTTGCTTACGCAAAGAAGATGAACGCTGAGTTCGTTGCTGTTCTTGCAGCACTTACTTGGACTGGTAAGACCCTAGACATCTCTGCTCTAACTGCTGCTGCGGTTGCTGGTGGAATTGCTGACGGTGCTGCTTACATCTACAACGCAACAGGTCTATCACCTGAGTTCATCGTTGCTGGTGTGACTGCTTACAAGCGTCTAGTTTCAATCGTTGACACTGCTGGTCGTCCAGTAGTAAACCAGACTGGTGCTGGCGTAAACAACATTGGTGGAGCAAACATTCCAGGACTTCAGGGTTCAATCCTTGGTCTCCCAATTGTTGTAGATCCTGCTCTAGATGCTAAGACTGCTTACATGGCTCACTCTTCAGCATTGACCACTTACGAAGCAGCTGGCGCTCCAACTCGTTTGAGTTCATCAGATGTAACTAAGTTGCAAGACACATTCTCTGTTTACGGTTACGCTGCAATCGCAGTTCCGTTTGAGGGTGCAATTGTCAAGCTAAACACTGGAGCCTAATAACTCATGGCTGTAACGGTGGAGCAGTTCAGAGCTTATGTAGGGACTAAAGAAGTCTCTAGTTTTGTCAATTCTTGTTTATCTTCTGCACAGCAGATGGTTTTCAAGTTTGCAGGTACAGCAAATGTGCCTGTTGACGTGCTAGATTCTGCTGTCCTGTCATGTGCATCTGAACTGTTCCATCGCAGGTCTGCACCTAACGGTGTGGCTCAGTTCGCTGACCTTGGTACTACTGTTCGTATTGCTAAGGATCCAATGAATGCAGCTAGGGAAATGCTCTTACCGTTTACAGGACCCGGACTATGAGTAATGAGATAACAGCAAGTAAGGCAGAGTTTGCTCTGGACTTGCAGAACGCTGGACTAGATGTTTTGGACTATGTTCCAGAACGTATTGTTCCGCCAATTGTTATCATCTCTTCTGGTAGTCCTTACCTGCAAGCAGAGACTGTTGGACGTGAGTATCGTCTAGGTCTGAACCTTACTTTGGTTGCTCAAACAGCGACTAATGAAGAGGCGACTGAGGCTCTTGACAAACTTATCGCTGACACTGTTTCGGCTATCACAGGTTTCGGCTATGTGATTCTGAACTCTGTAAACACGCCTTACCGATTAGCTGCAAATAACGCTGAGTATCTTGCATGTGATCTAAACCTTGATTTAACAATAACTCTCTAAAGAAAGAAAACTGATGCCTACATCAACCAGAATCAAAGCACAAAACATTAAGTTCCTTATTGGAACAACTGAATACAGCTGTGACGCAAACATGGTTGAACTGACTCTGGACGATGCTCCAGGCGATGTTCAGACATTCTGCGAAGTACGAGCTGGCGGTCAATGGACACTGAACCTTGAGGGTGTTACTAGCGGAGACGCTACAAGCCTGTACAGAGTTCTTTGGACTAACTTCGGCACCGAAGTAGCATTCACTGTTGCACCTCAGGGTAACGCTGTTGGAACTACATCTGCACCTATCTACACAGGTACCGTTGTATTTGACCAGTTGCCACCACTAAGCCTGACTAGCAATGAAATCGTGAAGTTCACCGTTGCATTGACTGTCAAGTCAAACATTCACACACCAAGCACAACACCTCCTGTTTACTACGGTCTAACTGTAAAAACAGCTGCTTAGTTAGTTTCCTGTGGAGACTGGAATTGACCCCGGTGATTTACGTTTGGCTCAAAAGGCTATGCGTGAACTCGGTGCTGATACTTCTGTAATCAAAGATGCTGGCTACCAAGCTGGTCTCATTCTTGTTGCAAGAGCATTACCGTTAGTTCCAGTCAAAACAGGAAGACTAAAAGCAAACGTTGTACCTCTTCGCCTAGTGTTTGGTGGAGGTGCTGAAGTTGCAGGTAGAAGAGTCCCTTATGCAAACCCTATTCACTGGGGTTGGGCTGTCGTATCTTACAAGCACAAGGGAACACTTAAGCCAGGCACTTATCGTGGCATCAAGCCACAACCATTCTTTAGCGAGGCTTTGGGCTACACTAAAGATGAAATATTCAAAACGTATGATCGCTTGATGCAGGAATACATAGACAAACTACCAGGGAGCAAATAATGACCAACCAGACATTTGACTTTGAATCACTAACACTGAATGAAGTTGAGCAGATTGAACTAATTACCGGTAACAGCATTGACCAGTTGCTAGACGCTGGACAGGCTAAAGGTAAAGCCATGAAAGCCATCATCTTCATTATGAAGAAAAGAATTGACCCAGACTTCACTCTGGAACAGGCAGGACAAATCTCAATGACTGAGGCTAACAGCATGTTTGCAGGAGAGTCTGACCCAAAAGAATAGTGGCGGAAAGAGCAGCAGAACGTTTGGCGTTCATGGTTGTTCATGCAGGTTTGAGTCTTACTGAGGCAAGACAAATGACACTGCGTGAATACCAGGCTGTGATAGATGCTCTAACAGACAAAGGATCTAACTGATGGCAACTAACCTAAGAGTCAATTTCATAGGTGAAAACAAGCTATCTAAAACGACTGCGGTAATCAACCGAGACTTTAGAAACCTAAAGAACAATGTTCAAAAGGTTGGCAACACTATCAACAAGACACTTAGCGGTGTTGGACTTGGTATCGGTTTAGCAGTTATCGCTAATGGTCTAAAGAATGCAACTAAGGCTGCATCAGAGGATGTAAAGTCTCAAGGTCTCCTGGCTAATGCTCTTAGAAATAGTCTTGGTGCAACTAATGAGGCTATTGCTGGTGCTGAGGCTTACATCAAGTCAACCCAGTTACAGACTGCTGTCCTAGATGATGAACTTAGACCTGCTCTAGCATCTGCTGTTCGTGCTACTGGATCACTAGCTCAGGGACAAGATTTATTAGATGTTGCTCTAGATGTATCTGCTGGAACTGGTAAAGACCTAAGCACTGTAACTAATGCCATGAGCAAGGCTTACAACGGTAACGTCACCTCCCTAAAGAAGTTGCTACCTAGCATTGACACAGGTGCTGACTTTATGGAGCAGTTGAGAACTCAGTTCGCTGGTGCTGCTGAAGAGGCGGCTAATCTTGACCCTTACAAGCGTTTAGAAGTTATCTTTGCTGACATTCAGGAAACTGTTGGCATGGCTTTGCTACCTGCTTTGGAAGAGTTCGCAGCTTATTTATCAAGTCCACAGGGTCAGGCAAGTGTCCAAGAACTTGTAGATCTCTTTGTAACTTTAGGTGAGGCTATTGCTAACGCTGGTAAGTTCCTAATAGACAACATCAACATTGTGAAACTGTTTATTGCTGAAGTGGTATTGCTCAAAATAGGTTTTATGGGCGTCAATACTGTCATCCTGCTAATGGAGGCTGGCATTATCAAAGCTACTACTGCTCTAAAACTAATGAAAGTTGCCTTGATTAGCACTGGTGTTGGTGCAATTCTTGTGGCTCTTGGAAGTGTTGCCGGATGGCTTATGGAAACTGCTATAACAGCAGAAGAAGAAGTCCCGAAGATTACTGAACCTATAAAGAAACTGCCTAAAGAAATAAAGAAAGCAACTCCGGCTGCGGTTGCAGCTGCAAAAGCATTGGCAGACCAGATTCGTAGAGCATTGGACTCAAAGATTGAGGGCATCAAATCTACTGCTGAAGAGTTTAGAGATGCAGTTTCAGTTTCATTTGGTCTCTTTGGTGAAGATGAATACAGCGTTTTCAACGTGGACTATTTCAAGGGCAAACTTCAGCGAATGGTAACTGCTGCTAAAGGTTTCGCTAACAACCTAAAGCAGATTCTAAAGACTCCAGGCAGTCAGCCACTGGTAGATGAACTAATCCAAATGGGTCCAGTTGAGGGAAACATTGCAGCTAAGGCTCTCTTGGCATCAGGCGACCTAAAGTCTATTGTTGGACTGAAGAGTAGCCTCTACAATACTGGCGCTCAGGCTGGAGCAGTTCAGGCAACTATGGGTAATGCTAGTTATGAAATCAACATCAACAAAGCGGTCATTAGTGCAGCAGACATCATCAAAGAGATTAGGTTGCTGGAAAAGAAAACTGGGCGAAAGTACTTGGTTGGTAGCTAATGGCTAACGATGTATTTGATGTCAAAACAGATTTATCTATCCGCTACTACAATGTCTCTTTATCTTCTTATGTAGAGATAGTTGCAGACTCTTTTGAAGTAGACATAGATCGTGGAATCAACGTTGAGAACGGTGTATTTACTGAGGGGTCAGTAGGCACAGCCAATATCAAGATGGTCAAGTCAAGTCTCAATGACTTCTTAGGCACTCCAGGCTACAAAGCTAATGACTACATTGAAGTTAGATACAAGCCAGCACCGGATAGCAGTCCATCTCTTTACAACTATTTGTTTAGTGGCTACATCCAGAATGTGTCTATGGCTTATGTCAATGAGTCTGGTACTTTGCAGATTGAGATAGTCGCTAATGACATTCTTAAGTCATTCTTAAACACTCAGTTGGCTAGCTTTTCAATTACTGGAACTACTACTCAGCGAAGTTTTAGAAACTGCATGATAAGCCTGAGTGCTGCAATCAACTCTTCAGTCACATTTCCACAGCCATACCCATTTGGAATAGATTTTGTACCTGCTGGGTCTGGAGGTTCATCAACAACTCAGAGTGCTTTTACTTGGATCAACACCTCTTCAGGTGAAATCCTAAACAGAATCTTGGATGCAGAACTTGGATGGATTTGGGCAGGTTACGCACCAAATAAAGTTCAGTATCTTGCTAGAACAGATGTTGCAACACTTAGGGCAATTGCCTACAACTCGGCAAACGCTACTGTATCTAATGTTCATTACACTAACCTGATAGTCAACGGAAACTTTGAGGTAAACACTACTGGCTGGAGTCCATCACAAGCTCTATCAACTGCCATAACTAGAGACACTACCCAGTTTTACATGGGTGTTGCATCTGGCAGGGTAAATAACACAGACCTAAACACCAATAGATTTGGCATGCAAACAAATACCACTATGTCTTTGAGTCCATTGGATAAAGTGACCGGTTCAGTTTGGATTAAGTCACAAACTAATGCACCTAATGCCAGAGTGGAAATTAGGTTTGGAAACAGCGGTGGTGGACTTATATCTACTTTGACTGGTGTTATTACAGCGGTTACTACAACTGGCTGGACTGAAGTCTCTGTTACTGGTGTTGCTCCAGCTGGAACTGCTACTGCGGTAATGCTCGTCAATGCTGGTAAGACTTCAGCATCATCTGGTTCATTCTGGATGGATAACGCTAAATTACAAAACTTGACTAAAATTGCCAGCACTCATTATTGCCTAGACAACATAGTTCTAAAATACGATTCTGATCTATTAGTAAACAAGGTTAGAGTGACTGAGACTAACAGCGGTACTTCTGCTACTGCCTCCAACACAGCATCCATTAGTGCTAACGGTGAGCAATCGGCTCAGTACAGCGTGACTTATGATGCAGCTGCGAGTCCAACAACTTTGGCTAACTTGGCTACAAGAATTGCTAACTCAGCAACAATCAAACAAGTTCAGCAGGTGACTGTGCCTGTTATTAGAGATGATGGAACTGTAAGCAACATTGCTGATTATGACATCGCTTATACATTGCAGGTAGAGTTTGCTCAAGACCCTTTAGCACCTTTGCAAGTAGTGTCTATTGTTAGCAGAATAAATCACGTAATTACACCACAACACTGGGAAATGAACATCGGACTATGGAGGGGCATCTAATGACTATGGAGACTTTGGTCTACATTTTGGGGGGAGTTCTAGGTGGCACTGGGGTTTCTAGCTTGTTCAAGTATCTGACTAACCGCAGGTTTCAAAGCATTAGCCTGGAGCAACGTCTCAGGGCAGAGATGGTAAGCAACAACAAAGAACTCAGAGATGAAATCGCCACGCTGAAACAAGAACTAGACCAATGGCGTGACAAGTATCTAAACTTACACAAGGAATACACAAGGCTGAAATCAGCTTTTGACAAATTAGTAAAGGATAAATAATGGCTAAGGAACCTGTATTGGCACCAAAGATTACTACCTCTTGGGGCATAGATCACTACGCTGCACTAGAGGCTGAGAAGTCTGCTCCAGCAGTTGAAGAGACTCCTGTTGAGGAAGTTGTAGAAGACGTTGAGTGAAACATTCGTAATCAGTGAGGGTCGCTTTGATTTAGTTATCAACGCTGGCTCTACTTTTCCAAACGTATTTGATAGTGCATACTTCTACCCAGTAGACAACACCGGCACACCATTCTCTTTGACTGGCTGGACTGCCAAATTGCAGATTAGAGAGACACCTCAATCTTCTGCACACCTTGACATAATTCCAACTGTGAACGATACAGACAACTCTGTTTCATTCTCATTGACAGCAGCTCAGACATCTCTACTTACCAAGTCGGCTTATGTTTGGGCTTGTGAACTTACTCAGACTTCAACCGGTAAAGTTATGACACTTGCCAGGGGACTTGTTGAAGTACATCCAGAAATTGTAAGAGCAGACTAATGACCACTCTTCTACATCCAGTTTCACCTGCGACAATTTCAGACACTTTTGGCACTCATTCAGAGCTAAGGAAGTCTCTAGGACTTGGACCACACAGGGGCGTTGATTACGCTGTCAAGCGTGGAACACCACTAAAGGCTGTGGGGCGTGGAACTATTGTAGGCGTTTACGAATCAAAGGTTTTAGGCTGGGTTGTTGAACTTAGAACTTATGCGACAGCAGAGAAACTAAGAATCTTTGCTTACTGTCACCTAGACAAAGCAGATGTAAAAGTAGGTCAGCAAGTCAAGCAGGGCGACATAATCGGCAAGTCTGGAAACTCAGGTTCAGCAACATCTGGCGCTCACCTACATTTCATGTGCGGTAAAGCCGAACACTTAGCAACATCACCTGTTGAAGACCCTCTTCAATGGCTACCAGCAATAGGAAAGAAATAATGAAGTATTGGATCACTAGAACACTTAGAGTTGCAGCATTCGCATTAGCGACTGGTATCGCATTTATGGGAGCAGGAAACGTCTTTGGCATCTCTGCCATTCAGTCAGCTGCATTTGGTGCAGTAGGAGCAGTTCTAGGTCTTCTAGCGACTCTTCTATTCACTTATGCTGGCAAGGCATCAGTCCCAGAAGAAGACTTCAACAAAGCAATCAACCAGGCAATTGAATCAGTTGCCAGCGATGCGAAAGACAAGAAGAAGTCGTAACCTCCTAGTATGCTGAAAGCATGACTATTGACCAACAAATAGAATCACTTGGCTATGCCAATTTACTGGGGTATTTTGAACACGCATCACCTGAATGGCATGAGGCTCGTAAAGGTGTTGCCGGTTCACTTGTAGGAACTCTTATGGGGCATAACCCTTGGCGTTCTGCATACACTGCCTATTACGAGGCTTTAGGGGAATTACCTAGAGACTCTAATGGTCCATCTATGGCTATGAAACTAGGCACTGTCTTTGAGCAACCTATTCAAGACCTTTGGGTAGAAGAGAACTCTGAGTGGCTTACAGCTCACAACACCGGTACTTGGGCATCTGCTATTGAGCCTCGTTTCAAGGCTAACCCTGATGCAATCATTGAATGGGTTGATGGATCACTAGGCGTTCTTGAAATCAAGTTCTCACGTAACCCAATGAATGAATTGCCACTTCACTACAAAGACCAAGTTATGTGGTACATGCATGTTCTAGGTCTAACTAAGGGCATTCTCGTAGCTGTGGCTAACGGTGAGATGGTGGAGCATGAAATTGAATACGACCATGAATACGCTAATGAGTTAGTGGCTAAAGCCTATGAGTTCTTAGAGTGCCTGGAACGTCAAACACCTCCAGACTGGGATGGCAGTCAGTCCACTTATGAAACTGTTAGAACTCTTAGTGAGAGCATCTTTGATGGCGACATTGAACTAGGGGAACTTTACCCTCAGTTGATGCGAGCCAAAGAACTGGCAGAAGAGACAGAACAGCAGTTCACGCTGCTAAAGTCAAAAGTCTTACACCTCATGGATGGGGTGAAAGTAGGACTCTATCAAGGGGATAAAGTTCTATCATTACAAGCTAGAGGTTCTGGCTTGCCATTTATTGTTTTCAAGAGAGGATAACAATGAGTTTCATGAACGATTACGTGGATGTATCTGAACGCATCCGCATGTTTAGAGAGAAGTACCCTAATGGATCACTACAACAAGTCTCACTTCAATTTGTTGATTTTGCCGGTAAGTCTTGGGTTGTTTATACTGCTGCTGCTTACAGGACTCCTGACGATATTACTCCTGGGCATGGCACAGCTTGGGAGCCGGTTCCTGGCAAGAGTAATTTCACACGTGACTCGGAAGTAATGAATGTTGAAACCTCGGCTTGGGGTAGAGCAATCATTGCTGTTCTAGTTGCTGATGGTGGTAAGCGTATTGCGAGCAGACAAGAAGTAGCACCAAAAGCCCCTGTAAGCCAGTCAGAGGACTTCATTGCTTTGGCTCACCTAGAGTTTGAGAAAGGCAACTTGGAGGCTCTAAGAGGCGTTTACAAGCGAGCAAAGGCTACTAGAGGAGTAACCCCTGAACTGCTATCTCAAATTGAAGAATTGGCTAAAGGTCTAAAGAAGTAAAATGCCCTGCACCAGCCGGAGAGGAAGAACAGCCAGTACAGGGCTACACTCTATGGAGTGCAAAGGGACAACCAACTGTCCCAGTAGAATACTTACAACATCAGAGAGAAGAGTCAAATGAGTGCAGCGAGTGTCGCATCAGTTTTACATCATTCGCATCATGCAGGAACACCAAAATTAGTTCTAATTGGAATAGCCTGGCATGAAGAAGATACCGGTGGTGGTGCTTATCCATCCATCAGCAGACTTGCGAATTACGCAGGAGTTTCAGAACGTCAGGTCATCAGAGCATTAGCTGTTCTTGAAGAGTCTGGGGAACTGGATGTAGATCGTCATAACGGTAAGAGTTATGGTGGTCCAAAAACAAATCGCTACTGGATAAATATCCCTTGTCCAGAAGACTGTGCCGGTGACATTTGGCATAGAAGATTTGACGATTATGTCCCTAAGTTTGAGGTTGTGGATAACTTCGACACACGTGACATCCAAGGTAGCAATAGGTGACATCTAGGGTAGTAATAGGTGACATCTAAGGTAGCAATAGGTGACACTAATGTCACTTAATAAACAATATAAAAAACAATATAAAAACAAAAGAAATTATTAAGAGAGAGGCTGTGGATAACATGGCAAAAGTACAAGTACAGATCACTGTTTCAAAGGTCGCTGAAAATGGAGATTACAAGGGCAGAGTTATCTCTGGCTGGGAGACATTTCAGATAAACGTCAAAGGCGAGCAAATAACAAAAAAGCGTCAATGGACTATGTGGCTAGAACTACCATCTGCAATTACTAAAGATGATGTGGTCACATTCGTTGGTGAGCTTGGAACTAAAGCAGGGTCATTTGAAAAAGATGGCAACACTTACCAAGTTGTAGAACACTCACTGAACTCACCGACTTACACCGTTGATGTCAAAGCAGTTCCACTAAGCAACACTTCAGCTGCGGATGCCTGGAACAATTCAGCACCAACACACGATCCATCTAACCCTCCGTTCTAATGAGAATTAGGGTCTATGGTGAACCGGCACCACAAGGTTCAAAGACAGCCAGAGTAATCAACGGTCATGTAGTCATGTGGGAGTCTTCAAAGAAGTTGCCTGGATGGAGAGAGTCTGTTGCTATGGCATGCAAGGTTGCAGCAATGGAACATCATGTCCCGATGTTAGGGGCAGTAGAAGTTCACATGACATTCTTCATGCCTAGACCTAAATCTGTTAGTCGTAAATACCCGAACACCATGCCTGACTTGGACAAGCTCATCAGAGGAGTTGGAGATTCTCTTCAGTCTTCTGGTGTGCTGTCTAATGACGGTCAAATCGTTTCCATCATCGCTGACAAGGTTTACGCTAGTGATCCAAGTGAGAATGGCGTTGAGATAGTTCTCCATCCAAAGCCATGATTCGGGAAGTGTGTTCTTGTGGAGCAGAGTTTGAAACTGATGACAGAGATGCTGTTATCTTGGTCAAGAACTGGCGTAGGACACACAAACACTCAGAAAAGCCTTTAGAGACCCCTAGGAACGATGCAACCCTGTTATCTGATACACAGGTCGCTTTAGGGTTTCAAGCCCTGTACGAGCCTCCAGAGGCTGATTATGATGATGGTAACAATTAGGTAAACACACGACACGACACTCTTGTAAATGTCGGCGCTACCTTTTAGAGTAGTCAGTACAGCAACCAACTGCTGTAAACGAGAGGAAATCGTGAAACTATATCTAATACTCCTGGCATCAGCTGTAACAGGTCTAGCACTAAGTGCATTACTAGATCTACAAGAATCAAACCCAGCAGTAGGCAACACACTAACCGTTGTAATCTTCGCCTCAGCAATTATCGCTGGAGTCATTCAGACGGAGAAAAGCAAGTGAGCCAACTCAAAGCAGCTAAATACGCATCAAGCACCAAAGTCACAGTCAAGACAGTAATCCTAAAGTTGCTGGAACTATCACCAATGACAGACCCAGAACTTTGCGAGGCTTACAGAAATCTGATGTACATCAACCAAGCACCCAAAGCATCAGACCAACACATCAGAACATCACGCAAACAATTACACGATGTCGGATTAGTCCAGGTAGTCGGAGTCATTGAAACCGTATCAGGCAGAACAGCACGTATTTGGAGGAAAGCAGAATGAGCCACGAACTAAGCAAGAAACATCAAGAGCAAGTAGCAGAAAAGGCTGCAATCATAGCCAACGCTGCATTCAAACTTGGACTTGAAACTGAGGGTAGAAGAATCTTAGACATCCTCAACGAAGAGCTAACACTACACAAGAGAGGTTCATCCGGTGCAGGTACCGTTCAAAGGATCATCGCAAAAGTCAAAGGGGAAGTTCAAAATGATTGAACTCAGCTGGAAACAAACCGTTTATGTAATTATCACCGTCATAGCAATGCTCGCAGTAATGATTGGCGGTCTAGTGTTCTGGGCGTTAGAGCAACCTAACTGCTGGGACTTACATGCAACAGAAGAACAAGCCATCCAAAATTGCGAAAACTAAGAGGAGGAATCGTAATGACAACCTGTAAATGCAGAGAAACTGAAAAGGACGGTCTAGTAATGACTAGGGCATACCTAGATGACTTACTACTAGCTAAGAAGAGACTGGTCAAAACACAAACAATTGAAGAGATCATTGAACTAATACAAACTCACCAAAACTTGTGGTTCAGTCAGTCACTGAACATCGGTTCAGGAGCATACTGGGCTAACAAATCATCAACAGCACAAACACTGGTAACAGAGATAAGGAAGAAACTCTCATGAGTTATGAAAAGCAAATCAAAGACGTGGCAATCCGTCTAACAATCGCATCCATTACGGATGTGCTTAGGGTTTACAAACTGGAGAGTCCAGACACAGAGTTAGAACTTGGCTACAATCAAGGGCTAGACGATGCAATCAAGGCAGTGCAGCTATTCCTAAAGGTCCTAGAAAAGCCAGGGGAGGACAACACAAATGCCTGACTCATGGACATGTAACACCTGCAATGCAACCCTTAGATGTAGCTGCAACTCAAGCGAGTGCGACTTTGATTACGACA